ATGAAATTTAAAAAATGTCTTCTGCCTGTAGCAATGTTAGCGTCATTCACTCTGGCAGGATGCCAGTCAAATGCTGACGATCATGCCGCCGATGTTTATCAAACCGATCAACTGAATACCAAACAAGAAACTAAAACCGTTAATATTATTTCCATTCTTCCCGCAAAAGTTGCCGTAGACAACTCCCAAAATAAACGGAACGCACAAGCCTTCGGCGCGCTTATTGGCGCAGTCGCTGGCGGTGTTATCGGCCACAACGTCGGGTCTGGCAGCAATTCCGGAACGACGGCAGGTGCAGTTGGCGGCGGAGCTGTAGGCGCGGCAGCGGGTTCTATGGTGAATGATAAAACCTTAGTGGAAGGTGTTTCTTTAACCTATAAGGAAGGCACCAAAGTGTATACCTCTACCCAGGTGGGTAAAGAGTGCCAGTTTACGACAGGTTTAGCCGTTGTTATTACCACGACGTATAACGAAACGCGTATTCAGCCAAATACCAAATGTCCTGAAAAGAGCTAATAATCAGGAGGAGTCATGAAGAAAGTTTTTCTTTGCGCCATCTTAGCCTCCTTAAGCTATCCGGCTATCGCCTCATCATTGCAGGATCAACTCTCTGCTGTCGCAGAAGCGGAACAGCAAGGTAAAAATGAAGAGCAAAGGCAGCATGACGAATGGGTCGCGGAGCGCAACAGGGAAATCCAGCAAGAGAAGCAACGTCGCGCAAATGCCCAGGCCGCCGCTAACAAAAGAGCGGCAACGGCAGCGGCAAATAAGAAAGCTCGTCAGGATAAACTGGACGCCGAAGCCTCTGCGGACAAAAAACGCGATCAAAGTTATGAAGATGAGCTACGCAGCTTAGAGATTCAGAAACAAAAACTGGCGCTGGCGAAAGAAGAAGCCCGCGTTAAGCGAGAAAACGAATTTATCGATCAGGAACTGAAGCACAAAGCTGCGCAAACCGATGTGGTGCAATCTGAAGCTGACGCCAACAGAAATATGACTGAAGGCGGTCGCGATCTGATGAAAAGCGTGGGCAAAGCAGAAGAGAACAAATCGGACAGCTGGTTTAATTAATCGATGTTAGTAACTTCAATCCTATAATTCTTGAAGATAAAAAACCCTCTGTAGTAACAGAGGGTTTTGTTCATTCATAGTGCAGGGTCAAATCATTCCCACTCAATTATTTACGACAATCATAACCAATTGAGTGATAACATTTTTCCAAAACTTCATTTTTCTAGTACCGTTTTATATACCGTCACCGGAAATCAGTGCCACGATTTTTGCTTCTTCAGTGAATCGTATTGCTGTTCGCAGGATTCTCCTGCAATCCGATACTTTTCAGCCTCAGCTGCTGTTGCGTTGTAAACTCGATTGCTTTCTTCAAGCATGTCGGCGAGCACACCGATGACCTTGCTGGCTGGCGTGCCAGTGGGGAAAGATCCGGTATAGTGTTCGGCGAGTCGCTTGGTTTTGTCAAGCTCGGCGCGCAGGCTGTCAGCAGTGGCATTAGCATGCTCAGCATCAACACGCGCCACATCGATACGGGATTGTGCTTCACGTTCAATTTGTGTTTTCTCCTGATCACGTTGTGACCTGGCCTTATCATCAGCCTGTTTCTGATCTTCCTGTGCCCGCGCATACCCGGCATCGTACTGGCGGCTGCCGTGTATATTCCAGGCAACCACTCCGACGATGAACAGAGCAGCAAGCATCAACACGATAAGCAGCTGTTTCCAATATGCTTTTACGAATGCCCAGCTCATATAGCCAGCACCTTACTTGCAGTGACGTACCGCGCGCGCCGGTCGTCGATGCCGTTCCGGCCACCATTGATAATCAGAGTTACACGTGCAATATCACCGGTATACTTCATGCAGCCTTTGCTGGAGAAGAACCACGCCGCGCTACGAGCCGCGTATTCGCCCTGCGTCAACAGCTCAGGATTCTCCAGCAGGTCCACTTTTAGGCCGTTTCCGCAGTCACGATAGTTATTCAACCCGGTAATCTGGATAAGCCCGCGCCCACGGTAATTCCAGCCATCGCCGGGAGCATTGTTACCCATGCGTTTGCTGTATACCAGATTTGCGATCGCGCGCTGGCGCTCAAGTGGCAATGGTGGTTCACCAGCACGGCGACCAAGTGCATTAGCCTGCCCCTGAGTGAGACGCCCAGCCCGAACGAAGTTAGCTAGACCGCTGACACTGTAGTTGAAATTCTCCTGCAACCTGGTGAAACCACCAGACTCATGCCCGACCTGAGCAATAAACATTGCCTGATCTTCGGTTTTGCTGATACCAAACTCTTTCATCGCAGAAGTTATATGCGAGAACCAGCGTGCGGCCAGCGCCTCGCTAATACCAGCAGCTCGCTGGAATTGTTTAATCTCCATGTTTAGACCTCGTTATTTTAAAAATCTGCACGACGTTACCGCGCGTTTTAATAACCGCTGCAAGCATGACAGCGTTGATAATGACCTCAGATAAATCCACAGCCATTGGCGTACGTAACCAGATTGCATAGACGACACGAACAGGAATACTAGCTGCAGCAACAATCAGGAAATAAGCAAGCCAGCCTCCCAACCTTCGGTGTTGAGAGCCGTTACGCCGGAATGTGACAACGCGAATTGCTATGCCAGTACAAATAACTGCATTGGTGATAAGCAAAACAAGCTCATTAGTTACCATCGTCTTTTCTCCCAGGAATTAACTCGCGTGGATTATCGGAATGGTGATAGAGCCAGATGCCAATTCGCACTGCGACTATTGCTGACACAAATGCGCCAGCAGAGAAAACAATCCCTTTCTCGAAAGAGTCCTGAGTAATGGTAGGAATTAGACTGGCTATGCCTATAAGAATTGATGCAGTTGGTTTGTAAAAGAGAAGACCACAAAGAAAGCTGAGTATCGACAAGAGTACACGACGACGAACAGGATACTCTACAGCAGAGGTAACAAAAATTACCGCTCCTGACAAAGACCCAAGAGCTACTTCTGGAGGCACTCCTGCTATCACCGCTGCTAGAGAACCAAGGCTAAGCCATTGATTTATTGACTCTCCTGTTAATTGAAATGACATTAAAACACCTTTTTTATCTCACCATAAAAAAACAACAAGAATTGTAACCACGAATTACAATCCATATATGGTTTAATATGTATTTTTTTACATCACAAATCAACATCATGGAATCAAAAAATAATAATGTTGATTGACAGGTAAGGATGTTCTTGTGTGACAGTGTAAACAAAAATAACAATCTATATTCAATCGTTAGTGGAGTTGCGCACAACCACTATGTTAAATAATTGATGCATCAATAATCAAAGTTCTAATAGATGGCAAACTGATTAATATGATCCAGAGCATTTATAATAATACAAAATATTTTCTATAGTTTTTAATTCTGCAAAGATAAAAGAGGCCACATTATATCGCATGAATAGTTATTAATTTTATAAAATAGTTAAATAGCGCATCCCTGCGCTATATTTTAAATAAACATAAGAATAAATATCAGAAGTTCCTCGTATCTGATACCATACTGATAGCCAGCAGGTTTAATAATAATCTGCCTTCCTGTGTAATATTCCTCGTCGTACCACTCTCCTGTTTCATTGTTTTTAACACTCCTAATCAATACTTCTGGAGCATAAATATCATCCCATTCATCATAACACCAGAACGCATAGTTATTAGGGTCAAGACCGTATTTTCTGAGAATATTACCTACAGTTTGTGCACCAACACCGAAATGAATCCGAGCGCCATCACTCTTGATCTTTACTGCATCTTTAAATTTAAACCTCCAGATATTTTCCTTTATTTCAAGCGCAGCAAGACGCTCTGATTCTGTTGTTTTCTCGTCAGCCTCAATACGCAATTTCAGCTCTTCATTCGACGTGTTGATACTGCCAGTACCAGCGTATACCTGTGACCATCGAAATGCTGATGTTCCGTTTGAGTTAACATTATCAACAGTTGGTTTTATAAGGCCAGAAAAATGAGTTTCAGGTGTATTAATATATGTATATGCACCTGCTGTACTGCGAGTCCTTAACTCAAAACTGTCTATATCAACACCAGTCCTACGAATTATAAGGAAGTTATTTCCTGCGGAACCAGTATCTGTTTGAGTGCTAACAGATAATCCGTTTCGTGTATCAATACGTATATTCTTCCCGTTCTCCAGCGAAGCAGAATTATGTAGGTACAGCGAGTTGTCAGTGTAGAGATTGTGTTTACCTACATTACTAAATGTATAAGTATTGCTTGTGTCATCACTGTTCCTATGGAATTGCTGAAGAGTGTAGGCAGAAGATGCTCCGTATCCATCACAATGGAAATTTCTGCACAGCTGCAAATCGAATAACAATACGGTGTCAGCATTAATGCTCACATTATTAAAGCATGTTGCAAAGTTGGCACCATACTGTGAATTGGAATCGCCAATCTGTGCGCACACATCAAGCAAACCAAAAGTTACATTGGTAAAGTTATTTGCATCACCGGCGTCAAGAACAATCCCTTTCTTAGTCCCTGAATACCCTCTGGCAGTGCCGATCTCAATTCCCTGGAATGAACACACGCGAGCACGACTAAGCTTAAGACCAACCCATTCCAGACCATGATCGTAACCTTTTGCTGCGCGGTGAATAAACATACCATTCATGATGAGCAGGAATCTGTTATCCAGCCGTACTGGTTCAAGTTGGGCATTAATACCAACATTTGTGCATATACATTCACCATAAGCATAACGATTCGTTTCAAATATACGATCATCAGCGTCGTAAATGCCTCGTAATGCCTTGGCGGCATCAATATTAAGCAATGTAAAATATGTCTTCTGCTTAATTTCAAAAAAATTTGCAACATTATGCGTTGTGATATCACTCACACGCATTGATAAAATCCCCTCTTCTGGAGCGGTGCGAATGAATCCATCAAGGAACTGTTCATTATAACTTTTGGCTATCTGATAACATCCAACAGCATCAATGCGTTCGATTGTGAATTGCCAACTATCACCACAGTTAAAAGCCCATCTCCAGCCGTATTTCTGAGCGAATTCATCATATTCAACATTTGCAGGTTCAGAACAGAAAGATAAAAATATAAATGTTGGTTTTGGTCTGAGATGGTTAAGCCCGACACCTCTTGGAGTATATATAGCATTATCTCCATTCCCACCTTTTGTTTTAACTGTAAGGTGACTTAAACCAAATTCAATATCATATTTTGTTGGCGCAGCAAAAACAAAGCCGTCTTTTGGTGATGTGGTATTGTCAAACACAATAACCGTTTCACCCTGCCCATCACCGCATATATTTATGGGTGGTATATTAACAGGACCAGTCACATTGTATATTCCTTTTGGCACATATAGTTTTCCGCCCTCTCCGAGAGCATTCGCTGCAGCAATAAATGCTGGCGTATCATCGATAATATTATCCCCTTTCGCCCCAAAATCTTTAACATTATAAACGTCACGCATCTTATCCTGGAACGTTCTGTATACTGCCCCAGAACCATACTGAATAAACCAACCAAAACCACCAACAACTCCGGCGATTGCAGCATCGACATAATTACGCATTGAGCGATTATTTACAGCGTCCTGCTCAAGTGATGGATCTGCAAGGTTAGAAATTCTGTTTTGCTTTGCATCGTAATATTTTGCAAGCAAAGATGGTTTCATCAATGCACGTCTGAACCACCCAAAACATTGCTGGATCAGCATCGTCAGGTAGTCAAAGGCATCTTCATGCACTTCGGGAAAAAACTTTCCCTGATTGCGAAGATCTGTCTCCTGTACTACATCAAGCACACGATCTATCGTAATTCGCCATCCAGTAGCAAGCGGAGACGGAAGAACCACAGAACCGCCACTATAAGTGCCAGCTCCAGTTACTGTATAACCGGTATCCAGAACCAATTCTGTTACGTTCCCGTTCAGGTCAGACACCTGAACAACCAGGTCGGATTTTTTGAAAATGCGGAAAGTATACGGAAACGATGTCGTAACTCCGTTACCGGTGTATTCGTTGTGGTCAACTTCGGTTGAGACCGTCATGTTAAATCTCCAGATAGTCGCAGCACCCGTTGCGCCGCATATCTGGTTATTCTATTACCTGAAAAACCACATATGGATAGAAAGACTGTGAATATGAATAGATATTACCTTTCAGGTAATTTTCAAAACGTGCTGGATAGCAAACAAATTATTTGATACTGTATAAATATACAGTTATTGCATGGAGAAGATTAAGATGCAGCAGTATCACTATCCACTGGAAGAGGGATTTACCGAAAGGATTCACACGCCGGGAGGCGTCAGGTCACTGGTGGAGGGATCGCACTTGATGAAATTACTCCGGGATCTCGATAAGGATGGATTTAATGTCGATGGCCCACTTGCCGAACTGACTGCACTGATTAACTACGTCACCAGCTCACAGATGTCTATGCAGGATCTGCAAACACATCTCGACTATTGTGCCGAACAATTACGAAAACAAACCAGATAAGGTTTGCAATTACCAAATGGAGTGCTTATATTTACCTTTGCGGTAAATTTACATCGCACTCCTCTTGTGCCATAGTAATCGGGCACTGGCAAAATCCAGTGCCGGGATTGGTCTCCCGGATTACTACAGAGGCACATATGCCGCATAAGCGGTTTTTTTATGTGTAAAGCGCACCTATTCTATGGTGGGCTGTGTGGGGGCACCGAAAGGTGCGCCGGGTTCCTTTGTAGCCGGTAAGACCAACTCTGCACAGTTCACCACCATCTGATTGGTCTCAGCGGTGGTGATTAACCTAACTACAAAGGTGATCGCCATGAATACCAAACCTTCCATCTTTTCCTTTGAGTCATCCTGCCAGATCCGTATGTTCATGATTGACGGAGAACCTTGGTTTGTCACCAAAGATGTGTGCAATGCTTTGAATATTGATGTTACACAAGCGAGAAAACTTGATAAAAAAGGCTGGAACAAAAAGGGGCTGTATTCAATACAGACCCCTGGTGGAATACAAGAACTATCCATCGTTTCAGAATCAGGTCTCTACATCCTTATTCTGCGTTGCAAAGAGGCAATGACTGAGGGAACGAGAGCATTCAGATTTCTTGAATGGGTTACAGGCGAAGTACTTCCTCAGATCCGCCGCACCGGAAGTTACATTAAAAACTCGCTCCCGCAGGAAGAACGCATAAAGATGGTTGCCGACCAGGTAGCCAACGCCACGGCGTCAGCAGTAATGCAGGCGATGAAGATAGAGAACAAAACCTACAGCGCCCCGCTGAAGCCCGGCTACCGCAGTCTGATTCATTCGCCGTCTGGTGTTCTCGGCCTGACGGAGAACTCATTGCTGATGAATCTGCTGAATCAGTTGCAGGACGACGGGCATGATGTATCGGGCGCGGCGGCGGAACTGACCACCATGTTCTGCTACATCGTCGGTGTGAGCAAATGCCTGCGTGATATCCAGACGCACGCGGAGTACATCAACGACAAGGCAGGGTTCTTCTGACAGAACGGCGGCACAGGGATGTGCCTTTAAATAATTCTGTACAGATTGCAGACTGTGGGTGAATAGCGTACTATTACCTTAAAGGTAAACCATGTGTTTACATGAGGAGGAGATATGGGATTTTGGTTCGCTCGTACAAAAACGAGGGATAATGCACCCAGCCCTCAGGCAAAAAATGCAGAAGTTCCGGCGTCAGCGCAGGTTAACAAGCGTGGTGGTGTGTATATCTCATCACAGCAAATTTCTGAGCTTCCTGAGGTTAAGGAGATGCGTCGTCTCGCTGCTGCAATCGTTAAACAGGATCTTGCCACTGTAAGGAAATAGTGTTGTTAGCTCTTCTAATTATCCCCATTCTGGTTAGTGGTTATATTATGATAACCGCTAACCAGTATCATTATTTCCGTTTATACCGACATGAAGGCCAGCTTCTTTATATGAAAGTAGCTGCATTAGGTACATATTGCCTTGTTGCTTCGGTAATAATTGCCGCATTTATAAAATATAAATATCCTGATTTTCACCTAGTTCACGATATGGTGGAAACTTTTAATGTAACGTCAAAACCAGAAACAGATAGAATTTACATGTGGCTGCTTCTTCTCTCAGCCACATCCATTTGCTTCTCTTTGTGTTATGTGTCTGTTGTGTGGGTGAAAGATTTTCTTCTTGGTTGTTTTTATAAACGTGATATTTACGAGCAAAAAACAGAGGCAATGAAGGCCAGAGTACTGCGAAAAACTTACTCGCAAGGTTCTTTAGACTTACTATTGCTTGATGCTATTGAATCGGATCCTAAACGACCAATGCTGATTACTTTATCATCAAACAAAGTGTATGTTGGAATAATAAATGGTTCTGGTGAACCAACGGAAAATCAGGGTCCGCATCAGCACATATCTTTTGTTCCTTTAATGTCAGGATACAGGAACAAAGACAACTTATCTGTCACATTCACTAATGCTTATCCAGGAGAAATACAGGTCAAGCGGACTGCAGCAATAAGAGGAATTAGCAGAAAGAAAGTGCCAGGACTTGAGATCATGGTGTCTATTGACGAAATAAGTTATATATCATGGTTTGATTTTGAAGTATATAAAGCAACAAATAACAAAGTAGAATCCAGGGGGCACGTTATTCGTGTTACCAAAAATGGAAGAAATATATATCAAAGAAATAGCAAAAAAGAATAGCCCGCGCTGCGGGCTTTTTTGTGGACGAAACAAAAGCCAGTGCTACACTCATTGACGCCACATTGAGGTGGCTTATAGATGGAAATTTCACAATGAAAAAAGCATTTGCTGCACTGTTCGTTTTGTTGTCTCTGGTAGCTTCAACTCAGGCCTTTGCCGGTCGTTGTCAGCACGACAGCGATACTGCCGCTGACGGCTCCCGCTGCGGTGGGCGTTCTGCGGATTCCCGTCCGGGCGGCGGTGGCATTCGTTAAAAACAAGGCCGCGAAAGCGGCCTGTGACATGTCACGATAGTTCCTTTTTGCACATCCCTGTGCCTCCGTTCTGTCAGAAGAACCCTGCCTTGTCATTGATGTACTCTGCGTGAGTCTGGATATCACGCAGGCATTTGCTCACACCGACGATGTAGCAGAACATGGTGGTCAGTTCCGCCGCCGCGCCCGATACGTCGTGCCCGTCTTCCTGTAACTGGTTTAGCAGATTCATCAGCAGTGAGTTCTCCGTCAGGCCGAGAACACCAGACGGCGAGTGAATCAGGCTGCGGTAGCCGGGCTTCAGCGGATAACCATAACATTTTGTCTGTGTTTTAATTGCCTCACGAAGCGCATCTAACATCTTGACTGCCACTTCATCATTCTCTGATGCAGATCCAGCAGGGAGATACTCCCCTTCAAGCGGAACCCGAGCAACAAGAGACAACGCTTCGGCGAATTGATCTTCATCAATTTCTTTGTACGAACAGCCAAAATGAGATTTCAGTGACGACCACATGGTGATCATCGCCTTAGCCTGTTTTTCTTTTGGCAGAGACTGACCGCGACTCATGACGAGTTGTTTAATGGCTTCCTGCTGTTCAGTGGTTATTTTACCCGGCAACGCCTTTTTAGCTTTGCGTGGGTTAACCACATGGCCTTTAGTCCAGTACTCGTAGAGCACATCGTCACACTCTTCCTGATACTGGATTACCTTGTCGCGGATTTCAGGACGGACTTTGTTAGGGCTGATGGTTTGCAACCAGCCAGCAAGTTTGCGAAGTGCCAAACAAATAATCTCACGGCGCTGTTCATCCCCAGGAAGCTGCATTGTGATTTTCACAATGCAGGTTTTAAACCGCTGCTTCATTTTCGTAAACTGTGAAGCCCAATCCATACCCATTCCCTCAACGATAGGCTTCATTGGTGTGTACGGTTCGCCGTTGTGATTGACAACATAAAGTTCTACGCCGTGGAATGGCACGTTGATAGTAGATACCGCTGTTGCTATACTCGTCATGTCGTTAATTCCTATACGTAGTTTTACGATACTGAAGCCCTGACGGTCTGGCCACCGTTGGGCTTCGCTGTTTTATGCCACGCTATTCTTCTCACCAGTGAGTCCATACACTTTCCTCAGCTGATAGATAATCTCTGTATTGAACTTTCGGCATTCTTTTTCGCCATTTCTTTCAATAGCTAACTTCACATCGTCCGGAAAACGAACTCGTCGTTGACACATCTCTTTTGCTTTTTGCATTTCATATCTCCTTAGCCCCACCGTGGGGCAAAACAATTGTCACACCGTGCGTCATTGATGTCAAGCACACGGTGAGGCATACTTCAATCATTGCAAGTAACTCAATATTTGGTGAAGAACATGAGCAGAGAAGATCCACAACTAAGGATCAGACTTCCCGTTGAAGTAAAAGAAAAAATAGAAATTTCTGCAAAAGCCAATAAGCGATCAATGAACGCTGAAATAGTACAACGTCTTGACACCAGCTTTCTGAAAGATATTCATGAAGATGACGTAATTTCTGCTTATGAAGCAAAAATTATTGCAAACAATGCACGGCATGAAATATCAAATATTATTTTCAAAAGAACCTTTAATGAAATTAATAAGAAAATAACACTTGGACATACAAGTTTTTATATAAACCTTAATGACCTTGAACTGGAATCACTTGCAGATAATGATTACCAGATCATCTTTGAAAAAACATTTAATAAGCTCAATGAACTAGGTTACATCATCTGTGAAAACTCATGGGATGCAGATGGTTTTGGAATTGAAATACCTGAATAGGAAGAACAAAAGGCGTGTACATATTACACGTCTTTAATACAATTGAAAAACGCCACATTACTGATGTATGTTACAACAAGGAGCGATATTTTGAAAACCATATCTATATTAAAGGTTGCATTAGGCGTCGCTATTATTTTGACTCTCTCAATATTGTTTTATTTTTACCACAAAAAAACAGCTATTGCTCTTGATGGTCACGCGGCAAACTCATTTTTCTCAGAGTACATAGTGCCGCTATCAGGAAGCGGTATAACAAATAAATATACTGACTATGACATCAAATATGGAATTGATGATGGGGAGACTATTGTATTACATGTAATCATTAAAAACCTAATGACAGTAAATAAAAATACAGACTTCAACGATAAAAATACAATACATCACAACAACAGCAAAACATTAATTTCTTATAGTAGCAACATCTATACGGATAAATACCTAAAATACATCTCAGAAGATACAATAAAAGCAACCAGCGAAAAGTTAAAAAACATATATTGTGCATCCGGCAGTTTTCACAAATTATCGCCGCAAGAGCGTTTATTCTACGAAGCAAGAAAACAACGTAAGTCAATAATATTACATTATTATGCTGATTCAGGGGAGTCACTCATATTTAATATTGGGGTTTCCCCTGAATCATGCTAAAGGCGTTTAACTCACCGCATCACCGGATCCACCTGGTTTATTAGTGGCGCAATCCAGAACAGGTTATTGCCTGGTATCAGGGTTCGGACATTATGCACAATACGATCACCGGCATCACCATTCAACACTCCTGCGGTCACATCAATGATGCTATCCGCAAGACCAAATGACGGTCCGAATAGAGATCCTACGAATCCACGACTGGCATACCTAGACTGTGTGCCAGTGCCAAATAAAGCCCCCAGCCCAACAGCACCACCAGTAGCCTTTTCAGCCATGTTGTTATATTCCATCAATGGCCCAAGAATACCGGATCTATCTATACCCTCAAGCACCAGCTTCTCTGGTGACCAGTCAACATTTTTCCCTTTCGATGCTTCTTTAAGCGCATAGACCAGTGAGCCAAGAGCAATCTGAAATGCAGTGCCATAATAAAATTGCGCAGTTCCTTCCTGTAGCCCACCAAGTAGCGCACGGTTGTATGAAGCCGTTGTGAATGATTTAAACTGAAATATCGTTCGCCCCATTGGAGTACTCGCCCATAAAGGTGTGTCACCAATACCGGGGGTGATGATAGTGTTATTAACGTCTTTCAGAACCGCTGACTGGAATACTCCGGCAACGTACTGATCGTCCCATTTATCAAAGTTACCAATGTGCCATCCATCAATTACCTCACCATGTTTCTCGAACTCACTGCGAATACGCGCAGCCATATTGTCGTTGATACCGAGTTTTGCCATGCGACGTGCAGAAAACGCACCAGACAAAATACCGTCTGACGTGAGCATTCCGTTCATGGATTTGTTTATGTCATTAAATCGATCCATGAGTGTCAGCTTGCCGAAGGCATCAGTAATTCGCTCCATTCCTGCTTCGACTGCTGTTGTCCTGGAAGAACTGTCAACAAGATCACCAATTGCACGAGAACGTGAATGTAGTACAGTTTCCAATCCAATCCCCATCTTCAACATCTCTTCTTTGCTGGCCTTAAATGCCGGTGATTGGGATATCTGAGAAGCATAGCCTTTCATGGTGTTACGGAAACCATTAACCATAACCCCTCTGGCCAGATCTGGAATAGCTGATACTGTCATTCCACCGAGTTTGGTCGTGAAGTTCACATCCCGCAGAAAAGCGCCAGCACGAACAAAAAACGAAGACGGGTCATCAGGCATACCATATGTACCAACAAGACGATCGCGTAATGCTGTTATGTCTCTGAGATCATTTGCTCTTGATTTTGAAAGTCTGGACTGTTCTTTCCGTAATTCCTTTTCGTACTTTCGCATTAATGAATCGAGTTTACCCTGAGGAACAACTTCACCATTGCTCTCATAACGTGCTTTCAGATTTGCCACACTTTCGTCATATTTCGCCTTTATTTTTTCAGGCACTTCCCGTAACAGACTGTCATATTCGTCTTCAATTAATTGCAGACGCTCAGCCATAGTTCGTTTGCCAAATGTTCTCGTCAACTCAATTTCTGCTGCCGCTTCACGGATATGACGTTGCAGCACGTAATTCACATCACTTTCGAGATAATCCCTGATAAGACTATCAGGCACATTTAATGTTCTTTCTTTCGTACTACCTGCGGCTTTTACAGAAAATACGCTGACAAAATCCTGTGGAACCTTAGCACCAGTAATTTTATTAATTACGATATCCGCTGCAATTTCAGCATCCTCAGGATCCAGTGTTTTATTGCCTCTCGACCACCAGTCAACCAAAATACGTCGAAATTTATCGCGTTCACTGATTATTTTTCCAACTTTATATATACGTGGGAAATAGCTTGCCTGACCTAATGCTTTCAGTTCTTCATCTGGCGGCAATAAACCAAGCTTTTGCATTTCAACTTTCACCCGATTTAATACAGTTCGCATCGCCTGCGCCGTTTCCTGAACAACAGGATTAGCATGAACATCACCGCTTCGCATCGCATTCCCAACCTGCTGACGAAATGAATCAAAACTCATGTCACCACCATCAGCTTTATACTTTGCGTATGCCTGTTTATTTCCGACAACAACTGCAGCTTCTTCACGCTGCCATCCACGTGTACGGGTTTCTACAGCTATCGGTGTTTCAATCCCCCTTTCATTTCCTTTAAGGGTGAAATTATTTTCGGCTAACTCCAGCGTTGTTTTTCGCACTGTCTTTGACGGAGACTCCATTAACCTTGTCAAAGGAGTAAGATAGCTCCCTGCTTTCCATGCAGCCTTTCCAACCACCCCACCAGAAACAGGGGTTAAATCATCCAGAGTCGCTGTATCAATTTTCATAGCACCAACACTACCACCATCGGAAAGCGAAGCGGCAGCCCTGTCAGTCGCTGATGTAATGCTCATATTATCAAGAGCATCAGCAACCTCACGTGTGGCTGCAGCCCGGACGGATGGCGAAAGCGCAACACCAGCACTGGCAAACACGCCGCTCATCATCGCACCCGCTGCAACGTGAGCGGCACTTTCACCCCATGAGCGTGTTATTTGCTGATTATTCAGTACAACCTCGCTTAATGCAGTACCGGCAGCACCAATCGCAATCTGTGAGCCAATACGCGCCAGTGCCCCTCCTTGAGCACCGGGGATAAACATTGACGCAACAGTAACCGGATCCATTCCCGCAGCAATACTGGCAAGGGTTCCAACTACGCCAGCATCAGACAATAAACGTCTGTCTTCATTTTCATCATCTATCTGCTGCTTAATCCACGCCGTTTCCTCTGGCGATCGGGAATCTGCAAATTTCGCCCCCCAGTATTCATAACCGTGCAACTCATTTTTATCAGCATATGGGTTATAACCTTCGACCGGTTCAAACTGTCTGGCTGGGCGGAAAAAACCAGCCAGAATATTGTTCTGTCGCATTGCAGCCCCCCATACGGAAGGCTCAGGTGGCAATGGCTCAGGATTAGCCCCTTCCGGAAGGGCAACATCAAACCCAGTTTGTTCCGGCAAAACATTACCTGACGGGATCAGTCCGTTATTAAGATCTTCAGCTTGTGCATAAACTGGCATTATTTAGATCCCCACGAAAAGTAATCTTTAAATTTGTCCATACGTTCGTTATGCAGGCGCTGATACTGCTCATCCAGAGCGCGATGCTTGTCTTTGAAGTTTCGTATAGCCTGTCCACGCATAATTTCTTCCTGCTCGTACTGCTCCCGTTCCTGCTGCATTTTCTTATAAGGTTCCCAATCTGCTAGTGATGGTTCCCAACGCATAGGACGCCCATGTTTGTTATAAAACGGCTGGACCCGATCGATGCCATTTTCATCCTTAGTTCTTACCATAATGGCGTAATCACCATTACGGGGTGTTAACACGTCAGGGGTTATGAATAATTCTCCATTAATACGACTCTCAGGGGTTTTTGTCTCAACTACAGGAGCATTACCTGACGTGATCCCAAGCAACGTCGGACTGGTTGTTATAATCTCTTTGCGCTCACCGTACATCAGCCGTTCTTTTTCAGCTTTCCACTGCGCCGCCTGCCAGCCTGACGGCCCATATTGATAAAGCGCCTCCGGTGCATATTTCATAAACTGTGCATCTCCGTTAACCTCGCTGATACTCCAGGTGCGGGCTATCTGCTGGTTGGTCATTTGCTTCGCTACGTCAGCGTTACCACCAGCAACGCGGTAGTTAATGTCATACAGCGTCTGATAGTCATTACGGAATCTAGCTGCTTCCGGCGTCTGGTCATCCGCAGAAGGATCCCAACGGAACCACTGCGCCATATTGCTGACAGCAGAATTCATCGCCTTGCTGCGATCATTTTTGTACTCTTTTGAACTCTGCGTTGATGCCAATTGAGCTTTAAGAGCATCGGTCTGGTTGTATGTCAGGTTCTGCGCCTGCTCGATAGCCGCATCAGCAGACATGCCAGAATCAGTTAGTTGCTTAACAGTCAGATAAAAACCCTGCATATCCTTCGGCATATTTCCAATAGATGCATTGTCTGTTTCATATAACCGACTAAACAGCTCCGCTGCATTTTTAACCACTTCCTGATTACTGGATCGGGATACTGCTGAAAGCTGCGTGATGACCTGCGAAGGCATTATGCCAGTCTGAGCCACAAGCCGAACAACCCCATCATGAGTGGAGGCATCATTAATACGAAAGTTCTGCGCCATTTCTGTGTAATCAGCAGCTTTCTGCATTGACTTGTTGCTTGGGTCTAATTTTTCACCTATTGTCAGCGCCTCATTGAATCTGCGTGAATCCCGTTGCGCCTGAATTGCTTCATTTGATCTCTGAAGCAATGCAGACAATTTTCCGTAAGCATCGAGTTTTAACGCATAGTGAGGATCGTTAACCTCAGGCTTCACTTTCTGCATTTCTTCTTGCTGCTGAGAAGGAGGCAAATACTGAATTGCCTGGAATATTCTCGCGTTATCAATCGCTATATCCAGTTGATTGATTATTTTATCTGCGTTTTTTCCATACCCCCTGATGATGGTCTCCTGAGCCGGTATATAATCTGGAACCTCACCGTTATATAGCTGGGCCATGGTGTTATTAATAGCTGGCTCAAGCTGTTCTAATATTAACTTCCTTTGCTTTTCTATCTGACTATTAGCAAGGTTATCTATTTGATAAATAGTCAGCGGATCCATTCCAGTTTTATTTTTTCTATATCGGGAAAGCCACCCTTGTGTTTCTGATGGAAGATTTCGGATAAATTCTTCTTCTGATATTTCACCTTTACGTGGATCACCGACTTTGGCGATCAGTTTATCCACGTTACCCATCCCCCAGTTATATGCTGCTCCGGTCAATATTTCTGAGCCGTACTTACCATACAGTTGATTTACATAGTCACTGGCAAGCATTTCATGCTGTTGTTCGTCCGTAGGGTTGTATTCAACGCCACGCTTGGCCGCCAGTTCTTTCCCTGTGCCCGGCATTAACTGGTATTTCCCCTGGGCCCTCTCTCCAGAAGATGTTTTCGGTCCTTCAAGAATACTACCATCAGGATTAAAATGACGATCACCTGATTCAACAAGGCGTATGGCACGCATGTCCATGCCTACAGAATCATTTTTCTGAAACAGACCATTTAGCCATCCTTCCGGATTAGCAGCGGCATAATTCTTCGCCCGCATTTCTGTGGCACTGCGATCATCACTTTCTATTTCTTCCAGAATGCGTTCTTGTGACCATCCCCTGGCAGCTCCATATCTGGCAATGGCTACCATTCTGGAATTTCTGGCTAAAGTGGCAGTTTGCGGGTCATTCCAGGCATCCGCTTCATTTTGTATCCATAATTTTCTCGTTGCCTGATATTGCTCATCTTCATAGGCATTTGTCTGCCCTATCTCATGTCTGAGAACTCCAGTACTGAACTGAATTTTCTGTGTTCTGGCTTGTTGCAAAAACATATTTCTTGCTGCTTCATCAGTCAATGAAGCAGCTATTTCTTCCACATCCTGATCAAATCCAGATATGTACTCTTGCCCCTTACCAATCGCATTTTTGCCTTGTTGTGCATAAAAACCGGTTTGAGGGTTATAAAGACGTTCATTGCTGCGCTGATTAAGCTGAAGGATGGCATCCTGAGACAATGCAACATTCGCTTTCTGCCTGGCTTCACCATATGCCACCGCATACTGATCTGCGACATTCGCCAGCACCTGACCTGCTTGAGGAACATCGAAGGTCTGAAAACCACCGGTTTGCACACCACGACTTTGCACCTGGCGTCCGGATGTAGTAGGAACAACAGGCATCAGTAACCTCCTATTTTGAATCGGGAGTCAGAATTCATAAAACCTGAGTTAGATAACATTGGCGTCCCACCACTAGATGTACTTCCTTTAGAGAACGGACTCCACGTCCCACCAAACATCTGGTACGCACCGTATGCCTTCAGAGGCGCAGTGAGCAATGTTGTTGCTGCTCCCACATTCCCCTGTTTACGGGCTGAACTGGCTTCTGCTTTATAGTTGGCAGCCTGAACCTGATAACCGTAAGCCTCGCGTTGCGCGTTATTCACCGTCGTCAGCGAATCAAGAGCGCCAAACTGAGCAGTGTCACCAAATATATCCAGCGCGTTACCTGTAGATAAATCGGCGCCGGTCGCCCCCATTGTCGCCGCCTGTGTACCAAGCCGCTGTCGGGTCTCTCTGCGCCGTTGCTCAGCTTCAGCGTTACCTCTGTTTATTGCATCATTTGCCTGAGCTGTGGCTATATCTGCGTTCGCTTCTGCAACCTTCGAGGCATACTTTCCCTGTTGGTACTGGGTGTATGCCTGAATGCCACTCATGGCGAGCATTGCGCCACCAGCAATAACCGGATCGCACATTATTTTCTCTCCATGTGAAATCTGTGGAAATTAAGACCAAGAGCACCATAAGGCGCGGCTTCTTCAAGCCTGAATCCAAGCCAGTGCAGCCATGCTTTGGCAACATGGTTTCGCTCGTCGACATAGTTTTCCAGGCGCGGATAAACTGCCAGCATCTGCTGCAATACAGGGCGGCAGTGGCGAAGAAATGTCTTCTGATATTTTTCAATACGGCTGGTTCCTACCAGCCAGGGCGTACCATTGCCACCAATCATTGACGCCGGAGATACACCAAACATGGTTACCAGTTCTCTGTTCGCGAACCCTGACCAGGCCATAGTCGCAGTGCGCAGACCAACACGCAGCGCATCTTCGGTAGTCATCAGCGATACCGCATACAGTTCGTCAATATCAGCCTGACGAACATCCGGCAAAATCATCTGAAGATGCTCTTCGGTTGCGGGAATAATTTGAACATCGATCATCAGAATCCCCCAACAGTAAGGCGAGGAATAACGGCAAGAACAGACAGCGGCAACGGGTCAAGCTGACGGATTTTTACACGTCCGTTTTTGCCCCAGTTACTGTCCAGCTTCACTTCTACTTTTCCGGTAGCATCATCAACAGGATCATCGTAGAACTCGAATTCACGCTGTGGATATTCGTACCATTTACCGCCGGGCGTAGTCGCCCAGATGCCGCGACTGGCATTCACAACCAGAGTAACGGACGGGATCACCTGTTTTTTGTCCAGCAGCGTTTCCTGTCCGTTAATGTTGATATCCAGTGTTTCGAATTCAGCAGTTATTGGCAGGCCGATGTGCACAACAGCTCCCGGTGATTCCAGCGTGACGGCACCTCCGGAAACTACTTTCTGTGGTTCCACGTTCGCATCAGAGAGAATGTTTACGGTCTGGCCTTCAAGATGAGACAGGCCTCCAAATGTCCGGCGCGCCATCTGCCAGTTCGTGGTGGCCACATTCCTGAGGGATGGCGGGACGTTCCTGTTAGCACGAACCACTACAGCGGTATTGCTGGTTACAGAAATGATGTCGCAACGTAATTCTTTTGACACTTCATCGCCAGTATCAGGATCAGTTCCGGTATAAGGGAACTGTAGTTGAGCACCGACATCACTACTGGAGAAGTACGCACCACCAGAAACACTGATTGTATATTCCGCGCGGTAATCCCATTCGCCAGAACCACCAGTGATGATCATCGTTCTGTCAGACGTATTTCTTCCATCATAGCTAAGGCCAGAATCAACAAAGAAAGCATCTTCATCGCTGGTAAATAAACGGCTGGACAGTCTCTCGATGTATCTCACTGTTTGCCCGTTAACGGTCCTGTTAACGACGAAATACACCGCATCTTCATTGCCTTCGCTGATACTGCATGTGCTTTCATATTTTCCGGTACTGGATTGTGGTGCCCATGCAAAAACCTGCTGATCACGCAAATAGGTCATCACCAGTAATTTACCGTCATCACGAATGCAGAAGGCGCTGGAGTAAGGGACAATAGAGAAGCACCAGTCAACAATACTGTGCTTCTGAAAAAGATGATTGGCAAGGATGGTCAGGTCGTTACCCTGATAGCCGTCAACATCGAATGAGTAGGCCAGATCACGGACAACACTGCCTTTCTCCTGGACGAACAGAGCAATATTCGCCACGGCAATTGGTGGGACATTGCTCGAGCCATTTGATCCCTGAGAGCTGAATGCAAATGATGATGGGGTAAGCACTTTGTTCTGGTCGCCAGTGATGACGTACTCACCTCCGGAAGTCAGCGCCACCAGCGAACCAACATCAATCAGGTGACGGATCTCATTAACCTGACGCCCGGCATAGGTGTAGATAATTCTGTCGTCATCCTGCGTAGGATTGCTTTTGCCAAAATCCTTATAATCCCCGGTACGGCTGGCCCAGATAGTCTGAGGAAACGCAGTCGATGCGGCGAAGTAAAGACGTTGTTGATAATAAACAACAGTGCCAGGATAACCATTAACACTGTTCCAGGCATATTTAGCCCATTTATAGCTGGCATTATCCTCGCCAACTACCTGCGAAGGGATATAGGAAATCACCTCGGCAGTTGCAGTAGTTCCATTTGCAGCAGTGATACGGGCAATGCCAAAACCACTGTGCAGATATTCCCACTCAATGCCAGTATCATCATCACCGGATCCGCCCCAGCCATCCCATGATGTGCCTTCTGTATGCGAAGGGCGCAAAGTACCTGTTTTGCCTGCTTTAACGGCGCGATAGTAGTTACTGTCTGCTCGGCGAATATCGCCAATCGACGTACTCTTACTGGTTTCCCATACCGGCACAGAATCCACTGCAGGCTGTTCCAGATAGAACAATTTGCCTACCTGCTCCGCGCCAAAAATAGAGGCGCTTGCCGTTAGCGTAATTGTCCCGGTGCTGGCGCTGGCATAAACCGTCACTGACTCGTCAATATTGATATCTTCAAATGGCCCGTTCTTCGTTACCACATCAACCAGTTGCCAGTTGTCATGCGCATAGCGGCGCAACTCTTTCGGCGGGTATGCCGGATGAACCAGCGTAAGCACGTCTGCGCTTTGCGTGAATTTAATTCGGAACAGATCGGTTTCAGTATATGGCGTGGAAATTTCATAAATAACATTGCTGCTGTTCAGCACCAACGCACCATCTTTGATAACGCGCATGTACTGGTGTCCGAACTCCAGAGCATAAGTCTGAACCGTCGAGAACTGGAACGGGATCAGGCGGCATTTCCGATTTGGGTATTTGGCGGCACCGACAAAACGCGTACCAGGTCGATTCTCAACTCCGCCATACTGCCGCACGATAAAGTTATCGCACTTGCGCAATGCCACCTGGTACTTCGCCATGTCGATACGACCGTACAACGACGGTCCAATCTCACCACCGGCAAAGCTGGGCTGGATCCAACTGATAGCCATCAGGACAACCTCGCAATGGTAAACTCGTCAACCGGTGGCAGTGGTTCCTGTGATTCATTCTGGCTATGCGAGCCAGCACTAAGAATCACGCGATTGTACATATTGAGGGCAAACGTACCGAGGTCTGCATTCCCAGTCAGCGCCATGTTAATAGCTGCCGCAAGACGCCAAGCCAACGCCTCCATAAAAATGGCATCAAACATGTTCACATCTGTAACGCGAGAGACATACTTGAGCCATGCCTGCGGCTGGTCTGTGTAGATCAATTTTCCTGTTCCGTTGGTGTCTGCACCAACTTCGTACTGAACACGCATTGCTGCTGTTGGATTGCGTACACCAGGAAGCATAATTTCAGTAATGCGCAGACAATCGGACGGGTACTGATACGCATATTCCCAGTCAGGCGGTGGATTGCTCGTATCTGCAAGCGCCACGCGTTTGGTAGCAAAGTTCCAGTCAAAATCAGAAAGCACAGCATCACGGCAGGCCTCAAAGTGCAGCGAACATTCCCCCGCTTCCTTGCTGGCTTCCGTCAGGCTGTTAATGCTGCGGCTGTTGCCAATATTGGACAGCGCACGATTGCAGATCTCTACTACAGAGGCCATAAGTTTCTATACTCCTGCAATAAAGGGGCCGAAGCCCCTTGTCTGATTCGCGAGGCTTACACGCCCAGTTCTTTACGCTTATCTGCGATCTTCTCGCGTAGCGTTTCGGCTTTGGCGTTATGGTGTGGCTTCTCGTTAAAGAGCAATTCGTACTCTTCACGGAGCTTATCCAGTTCACCATCATCTGACACATCGTTGATGATTTTGGTGCTGGTTGCTGCCATTGACACCTTTCCTGCAACTTTTGCTTTTGCCTGTCTGGCTGCATCGTTAACAGGTTCCAGTGCGCTACCAGGCTCACCTTCGTATTCGATTTCTGCCCCCTCCGGCCACAGAGTGTTATGGATATGAGAGAGGCGCAGAACGCGGTATCTTGGTTTCTCACCTGACATCGATATCACCTTAACCAGTTACTTTTGAGCGGATCGGGTACGGCGTATTGGCATCAACATCCAGACTGATACCCGCAGTGAATTTGCCAGCCGTTAGTGGGCCAGTTGCGACGGAGTAGTTAACACGCAGATATCGCTGAACACCGGCTGGCACCTTTGCAGAAACAACTCGCTTACCTGCTGTCAGGGCGGTCTTTACCAGTGCGCCACTATCATAAATAGTGGTCCATGAGCTGTTATTCTCACTCGTCTGCAACTGGATGTTTACAGTTGCATCACCGCTTGCCGCGGCGGCTGTGTTAACCAGCGCCCAAAACTCAAGCGGGTAACCAACGCCGATATCACGACGTTTTCCGTCAATTGGACCGAGATCGATTACGTCAGTAGAAGCCGCGGTATCAGTTACCGCCTGTGCTTCGGAGAACATCAACAGTTTGTCGGTGATCATCTTCTTTCTCCATTAGTGGGTCTGTTACGACCCACAGGTTAATAACAGGCGTTACACCACGCGGGCTTCTGTTTCCAGAAGCGCATCAGTTTCACGGATTGGTACACCACGGAATGAAGTCCACCACTCGCCTTCTGTCTCTTTTACGCTGATAGCCAGAGATGTTTTCTCCAGAGACTGCAGATCAAGAGCCTGGCCTACAGTGCGGTTCATGTAGAACACCGGGCGGCCCATGCCACGGTTTGGAATGCGATGTAGTGCTTTAACCATCAACTTCGCAATATTTGCGGCAGAGGATGGTTCTGAAATATTGCTGACATCGATGTTTGCAATGCGAACAACATAACGCCAGTCACGCAGAGCAAGTCCGTTATCCCATTTGTAATGGGTGCGATAGCCTTCGTACTTGCCGCCATTAGCATCTTCCAGTGTCACCTGGCCTTTATCTTCCATCTGAATGCCAGCCTTCTGCCCTTTCGGGAAGATGCCATGCACTGTGTTTTCGCCCCACACCACTAACCAGATTGAGGTGTTATCTGTACCCGTGCCACCAGCATCAATGATGTTCTGAGCATTACCTGCAGACAGGCTGGAATAGCGGGAGGACAGTCCCATAAACTGCTGAGGGTTAACGCTGGAATCACCATAAAACAGCGTCTGCGCCATCTGCTGATTCATCGCTTCAATAAATGAGCGGTCTTCAGACAGGCGGAATTCGGCGGTATTGCCGTTCAGATCAGCCAGTGACTTATCGACTTCAGCATAGGTTTCCAGCATGCCAATGGAATCGGTTACCTGCACTGTGGTTGATTTGCTTGGCTGTACGCCATAGTTCAGCAAACGCCAGGTAGCTGAAGGTAAACCAGAACGAATGGTGGTTCGGTGTCCGGTAGGAAGGTTCCCTTCGACAAAAGGCATATCCTGAAGGATCGGGTTAGTTTGACCGAGAAGCTCGATAATCTTATCGACTTTCCCGTTTGGATCGACGCGCTTACCCCAGTCAGCCAGCGTTAGCGCAGTTAAGCCTTTAACAGCCATTGTCATTTCCTCTCTTATTTGCCATAGAGCACTTCGGCCGCACTACGCTGGCCTTCATTACCACCGGTGACCATGCCATCTTCAGACATCGCCTTTCCGATTTTCACGAACGTTTTGACCAGATCAGGGTGATTACCCAGCCCGGTGGTGTTCAGATATTCTTTGAGTTCAGGTGTCCCGAACTGGTCAAGCGCACGCTGTGCGACGCTAAGGTTAGAAATCAACTTGTCGCCACCGATTTCTTTGTCAGCTTTTACATCCGCAGCCCACTGCTCGGTTGTTTTCTGCCAGGCTTCTGCCTGGCGCTGCTGAACACCTGCCAGAATCTTCGGATAAGCATCAACCAGCTTTTGCGCTTGCTCGTTGGTCAGGTTTAGTTCTCGCGCCACCGGCTCGAATTCCTTCAACGCTTCTGTATCCAGCTCTACGCCTTCGGCAGCCTGAAACTCGTACTTCTCAGGCGCACCCTCTGGTTTATCGCCGTCCTTTTTTTCATCCTGCTTATCGTTTTCAGGCTTTTTGTCATCAGCAGGTTTATCGCCATCAGCAACAGGTTGTGGCTTATCACCTTCCGGTTGTGATGGATCACCAACTGGAGCAGGGTTATCACCTGCAGGCGCTGACGGTTCTGACGCAGCCGGAGCTGCTCCACCATCGACTGGTTGCTCATTGCAAAGACGGCGATACAGCAAACGCTCAAATAAATTCATGATCACTCCTGTTCACTGGCCTCTTTGGCCATCTTCAAATACTGTTCAGGGCAATGCGCCATAACGCGCTGAAACAGTTCCAGCGCCAGATTGCGTTGCCCCTCATTAAATGCCATAGCCATAGCGTCCATCGGTGAGATAGCGGAAAACACACGGCCTTTCTCCAGCACCGACCAGACAACGCGACGCCCCTGTTCACTGCTCATGACAAAGCAAATGTCATCAATTTCACGCTGTGCCATGTCACGTTGCTTACGGGCGTTTTCTTCTTTCAGTTGATCGTCTTCGTAATCTGTCATTGTGATTGCCCACCCTGACCACTAACTGCATTCGCCATAGCTGACAAAACACTCGGATCCGAAGTTTTAGCTTCGCTTAGCGTCTTGGCACCCTGTGCCGCCGCCATCCCCATCGCCATCATTTGTTGCTGCTGTTGTTGCTGTGCCCGTTGCTGGCGAGCCTGCTCAACCTGTTCCTGCGGAACAATGACGGTTGGAGACACTCCGGACATATCAGCGAATGCATCGATCGCCTGATCAACGTTGAGTTTGTCGAGAGCTTCTGGTTTCGCTTGCGCAAGTTGACCAATGAAGTTGACCGTAGACGCCAGACTGGACAGGCCGATAGACTTCTGCGCCTGAGCCATGACGGAAATGTATTCGACCTTCAGGGGCATACCTTCCATCGCGTCAGGCGGTGGCGGCAGCATGTTTTTACGCACCATCATCGAGAAAGCGCGGTCAATGAGAGGATTAAGACATTCGTCGTTCAGACGCTCCAGAACCGGCCCCAACATCAGAAGTTTTTCTTCTTTCATTTCGATCACCGCTTCAACAGGCATCGAGCGGGTATTGATGTTCTGCAACATCATGAACAGATCGACAAAGTAGGCGCTGTTAATGATTTGACGGGTGTCCTGAATGTCTGCCACCAAATCTGCTGTACTGGGGTTAACCAGATAAGCAGGCCTGAAACCATCCTGACCAGTAATCTGATCGATATACGTGATGTCGCCAGGAAGAAGGGAGGCACGCTGATTCTTGAGGGAAGTCGGAGCAACCATCGGCGGATTGGTGGCTTTATCAATCAACTGCGACTTGCGCTTCTGGAGAAGCTGCAATGCCTTAACAGGTCCAAGCGCCAGCATACCCGGGCATGATGATCCATAAACATCTTCGCCGTTAACTTCCCAGCGCGGAGCCATAATTGGAAACTCATCGAATCCGGACTCACGCAACAACTTGTCGTTATCGCCACCAACCTCGTAATAAACCGATTTGAATGGCTTGTTCTTGCTATCCAGCTTCGATGTATCGCGGTCAATGTTCGGGTAAACCGAATGCATCACTTCAATCCACTTCTCGTAGGTTCCGCTTTCCCACATGCTTTTTACGGATTCGCTGACGTTATTTAGCCCGAACTCCTGAACAAGCTGACGAACAGTCATAGAGAACTTGCGAAAACAGGTGTCCACACTGCCACGAGGTGAGTTAGCCAGGTAGTAACTGCCTATCGGGAATGGCATTGTGCGAATGATGTCCTCGTCATCCTCCAGCACTGCCATTGCACCAGTGCTGTATGTGCCGAGGCTTCCGTATAACTGCGGCAGCGACTGATAGAGATTCGACTTATTGAACATATCGTTCATGCGGTTCTGCACCGCCTCAAGCCACAACTTAACAGGGCCATAATCCATCATTTCAGGATCTGGCGTAGCCAGGCGAAACCACGGACGCGCGGGGCTTGTGATGCCTGACATCATGCCGCTGGCGAGAGTGCGCGCCGCCATAGTCCCGGTCGAATCAATAATGCGTGTATTGCGTCGATCGTTACGGTTAACCTCAGAAGTCAGAAAGCGGGAACCACGCGGGTTGATGTAATCACTCAACTCGCGCCAGTGCGGCTCGAACGACTGACGCTCGCTTTCAAGTTGTGCGAACTGTTTGTTCAATCGCTCTTTAGTTGTTTCCGCCATTTCAATGACTCCGGTTACTGACCAAGCAGCGTTTTACCGCTGGTATTAGCAGTTGATGTGTCGCCCTGAGAACCGGTAAGCAGCGTAGAACTACGACCAGCAGCAGCGCGACGGCGACGAGTTTCTTCGTCGCGGGCATCAACAACGGCGGCATCCTGCTCCTGTGGTGCTGCCTGAACTTCTGGTGTTGCAGGCACTGATGGTGAGCTACCCATGCACATATCAATGACTCCGTACGCAATTAAATTATTACCAATTTAACCACATATGATTTATTTATCGTAGACAGTTGACATTTAACGTGCGAATTATTACCTTTCAGGTAACCAAAGAGTTCATTCCGGTTACTAACCTGACTGGCTTGTCGTTAAATTGAACAGGTGGAGTGAGCTTTTATTTTGAGCAGTACGGCGTATGGCACATGCGCCGATAGCGGTCTGGATGCGTTTAAGGGGCACCCTCCCTGGCTGTGGCAAACGAACCAGGTAGCCGGAATGTGCAAGTCGAGCGGTTTTATTCCGCGCACGGGGATTCACCATCCCGGCGATTCGGTGTGACGCCTCGGAAGAGACGAGGGTACAACGATGAGAGCATTTATGGAGCCGCGACAAAGTGTGGCGCCTTAACAGGCTAAGTGCTCTCAGCGTTGTGGCATTAGCTCAGTTGGACAGAGCAACCGCCTTCTAAGCGGTTGGTCGCAGGTTCGAATCCTGCATGCCACGCCAGAATCACGCCTAAGGACCGTGATGCCAGAAGTTCCAGGGGCTTGGCGGTGATGGTTTCCCTTGAAGGACTATCACCGCCCTTTTTACAGCAGGACGCCATTGCGATGACTTCATGCTGTAAACCAGTACAGCCACGGAAGGCATAACTCATTGCTTCCAGTTCGCCCGGTTCGCCGGGCATTTTTTTAAGGTGAGATCATGAAAACAGCCGACATGCTAGCTAAATATCTAAATGAATGGCCGTGCAAATATGTACGCATTGTTCAGGGTGATGACTCAATTTTTTATGGTGTTTTTGCAGGAAATGAAATGCTTTGTGAAGCAATTCCAGGTGAGCGACTTGCCGGGTTAACGCTTAGCGATGACCATGGAATAGGAGTTACTTGCCATGACTGGATTTCAGCGCAGAAAACTGAAATGGAAAAAGGCAATGTGTTTGATATTTCTCGCGCTGTATACGCCAAAGAAAAAAGTGATGATGATTACATGCGCGAAAACTTATACAACATGAAGTTACAATGCCTGGCTGAAGTGCTTAGTAAAAGATCTTTACTTGATGTGGTTGGTGCTGAGCAGGACGCCAAGGCAATCAACGCCGCATTCGATAAAATAACCTTCTAACGCCGTGACATGTCACAATCAGCCCGCCGATTCGCGGGCTTTTTTATGCAAAAGGATCATAGTCTGTGATGGCTTTGCCTTGCTGGTTCTGCTGCCCAGGAATTCGCAGACGCTTCGACACAGGGAAAGCAAACGTCAGCAGTAGCGCATCGCCTTTACCCGGCGAACGCCCAAGCCGCTCCTTGATATCTTCCTTCGGTTCGATAACGATTTTACCGTCCACACGAACTTTGTACTCTGCTGCCGACAGGTCGTCCGCTGTTTCCTGGTCATCCAGCATGCCGCCGAGCCTCAGCCATGTCTTGCATGAGTTGAACATCTCCCCACGCTTGTTGAGCATCTGCGGGTCAGTAGACGCGCCACCGAACGGAACAAGTTGCCATGTACGACCCCAGCCGTCACCGATTGACTTCAGACCAGTTCCGTAACCGAAGTCGATGAACACTGCGTCAGCCTGGTACTGGTCTTCAAAGTCAGCGATACGCTTCGCCATAATCAGATCGTCAGTGGTCTTGTTGCCAGTCCACAGCACCTTACTGTGCAGCCCCTGCCGCAGGTATATCACAGCGTCATCAACGCCTGAGTATGCCGGGTCAACGCCGATTATCACCGGAGCATGTGCAACCTGCGCAGCGGTTACCACCCGTTTCATTGCCTCGTCAGTAAGACCGGTAGGGATAAACTGCAATTCAGATGCATCAGGGAATATGCCGCGCACACGGATTTTAACGAAGTCGCTATCTTCCCCGTAGTCATCAACCCATTTCTGCAACTGCTGTTTGTTAGTGCCTTCCACCGTCCGGCTGTCAATCTGCGCAGTTTTCCAGCGGTGTTTATATTTGCGGAAACATTCGCGGAAACGCCCGGTGTTACGTGTAGGGTTTCCGAACGCTACCCAGATAATCTCAGTGTCTTCGTCCGTAAGCGCACCCTCAGCAACTTCCCACACCAGATCCGCAATGTTCGACGCTTCATCGAATACCACGATGATGCGTTTGCGCTCGTTGTGTAGTCCGGCGAACGCCTCAGTGTTGTGCTCAGACCAGGGGATTGCGTCAGCTCGCCACCGCTTGTCGTGCCCAGGGTCATTGCTGTACATCGCGGTAGCGGTACAGGTAAACCAGTCTTTCGTGATAGCAAGGTTCGACCACTTGATAATTTCCGGCCAGGTCTTCGTTCGTAGCTGGTTGTCGGTGTTGGCGGTCACCACAACCTTACAATCCTCGCAAGTGGACATGCCCCAGTTGATCAGCATTGAGATGAATGCGGATTTACCAATACCGTGACCCGAAGCGCGTGCCAGCATAAGCGGCTGATAGCGCGTCTCTGGATTCTGCAGGTGATCACGTATCTCTCGGAACGCATCAGCCTGCCACTGACGTGGACCGGTGGCATGTGCCAGTTCAGTCCCATCTTCCCCCCACGGGAACGCATAGAGGGCATAGCCAAGCGGATCGTGAGTGAACCCTGCAATATCCTCGATTAACTGCTCTTCAGGAGATAACGCTGTATCTGTCACTGATTACCATCCTGACGTTCTTTGAGTCGCTTCCTGGCTGCTGCTATGCGATCAGCAATTGTCACATTCACATTAACATCCAGACGTTCTTTGAATGCGTTGACATCAACATGCTTACCAATCAGCTCAAGGTTCTTCACCTTGTCAGGCCATTTAATTTTTTTGAGGATTGTCTCTATTGAATCCTCGTTCATGTTCATGATGGTCGATGACAGATCAAAGCCACTAAGCGTAGTGCGCCAGATTTTCGGCCACTCACGGATTGGTTTAAGGCTCCCATCGTCGTTGAGGATGTCGATCACGTCCATCTGGTCGATCTCCACCAGGCGCATGAGAACGTAATCAGCACTGACACGCATTCGTTTGTTGCGCTCCTCCATCAACTCGGCAATCCGTTTCTGAATGCGTTCATCGCGCATCATGACACTGGCTTTAACTGCCGCTGTATTTGGGGAGAATCCTGCGTTAATCGCAGCCTGAGTCTGGTTTTCAGGCGTTTTGATGTATGACTGGCAATAAGCCTCCTGCATTGCTGTGAGCGGCTTAAATTGCGTTGATTTGCGTTTATAGGTTTTAGGTTCAGCAGGCATCATAACCACCGTGGTAATTGTTACCGTTGTGGTAATAATACCATGCAAAATAAAGCCGCCATAGTTGGCGGCAGTATTCAAAATCCATCAAATTCATCATGCATAATCTACTCGTGACATGTCACACTATTAATTTCGTTTCATGCCAGCCTTTAGTCACCCAGCATTGTGAGTCACCATTACACGGGCATGAATTAACTGGAACTCTCTCGCCGCACTTACCGCAACGTTTTCTGCTGATCGATTTTATACGCCCGCGCACACGTGCATCATCCTGGCGGATCAGCAGCGCGATGTACTCGGCCATTTCATAGGGATCGCGACCAGGGCGCCGGGCGGCGCAGTTCCGCGCCAGCATTTCAATTTCCTGAGCATCAAGCACAATCTCCAGCTTACGCACACCAGATGCAGCTTGTCTGGCTCTCTGAGCGGCTTTGCGCTCTGCTGCTGATTTAGCCATCAATATTTACCTTTATCGCGTATACCTTTACCGGTTTATCGCCGAAGTGGGGATGTGTGATTGTCTTGATTTCATATCCGTCATACGGGACGTCAATTCTACGACTGGAGTCGTCGCGCTTCGGATATCCCTTTGTGATAATCAGTCGGTCATAATCCCTGAACATAATTCGCTTATTCCAGTAGTCATTACACAGGCGATACTCTTCCGTTTTCTCTCCGCGAATGATGGCATCGAAGTATTCACCTTTAACGGCAAGTTGCAGGTTAGCCATTACCGCACCTCCAGTCTCCATACCGCCTGACCAATCCGGCTGGCATGGGTATCTTTGGATACTGTTCCGTCTTTAGCCAGCTCCATAAGAATTTTGCGCAAATCTGCCGAACGCCATTCTTCATCATGAAATTCCTTCTCCATTGCCAACCGCAAATTCCAGGTTGCCATCCTGAATGGATATTCCCCGCCGAGAGCTTTATCTTGCAGGGCAGCCCGGGAACGCATCACCTGCAAAACCTTCTCTTTTACATCCATCATTTCGCCTCCTGCGGCGGTTCTGGCAGCGGCATCCAGTACAAGGCGTTCCCTAACCACGATAAAGTGCCGTCGCTCAACTCCACGTATTCCCCTTGTACCTGTCCTGCCATATACTCGCCGTGCTTTGAATAAATTAAAATCCAATCATCTTGAGCGGGCATTCGCTCACTACAGCTTATCCAACCATCCGGAGTTACCGGAGAGTTGCCATTCACAAGGTCAGCTCGAACATATAGTGTGTCATCATGGTGCTGATTGTGGCTGCACCACGTTAATTCGCTTAACTCGCCATCTTCTGGCCATACTCCAGCTGTTTGCAGCCAGATATGGGCTGGCGCATCTTTGCAAGGTGTATTAACTGGCAACTTGTAAGTTTGGCTTACAGGTTGGCTACCCTGAGGCATGGCGGCGCGGTGACACCAGATAATCCAGCCAAGCGCCATATCCCATGCCATGTATTCGCTATCGCCATTTTTTGCCCTGCGACGATCTACAGATTCCCCGAAACGCTTCTCCATAAATAATTCATAGGCTGCCCGTTCATCCGATACTGCTTCCAGCGATGCCAGCGCAATCCGTGCCAGCTCTTCCGCTTCTTCTGCTGGCAGTACAACGTTGCTACCAGGTCCGTATGTTTCGCGCCACTCCTTGATTGTCAGCAGTCGCTCTTTGGTAATAGTGGTCATGTGTTAGTCCTCTGTAGCAGGTGATACGCCGTAGTTGCATTCTTCATAGAATATGTCTCTGCCTATTTCTTCGGCATCCTCTGGCGTGTCTGCTTCAAACTCAACAACCTTGCAATCATTAAATCCTTCGATAGTCACGATGTACTTAGCCATATCACTCTCCTTTGATGCGAATGCCTGCGGCGCGTGGCACATTAACTTCCACGATGCGCACAGTTGGTTTGTACATCTCAATCGCTGTCAGCCAGTCAGCGCCGGTCATATGCTTTTCTGCATCGCCATTAGTCCATTGAACCGGTACACCAATAGCCTTCATCGCGATTTCTATTTCCCCGGCAATGGCGCTTTTCCCGCAACCAGTAAAACCAGATACAACGACAAGAACTTCGCCTTTGGCTGGTTTTATTTCCCGCGCTTCCAGTTCTGCTATGCGCTTCTCTGCGGCTTCCAGCTCAACACGCAGCTTCCCTACCGTTAGCGCAATATCCTCGTTCTCCTGGTCGCGTGATTTGATGTATTGCTGGTTTCTTTCCCGTTCATCCAGCAGTGCCAGCACAACCTGAGGTGTGACCTTCATACGAAATGCCAGCAATTTTTGTGGTGTGGCTGCTATTTTTATTGCTTCTGCCGCCTCACGCAGAGCCTGATAGTTAATCTCGCTCACTGGTTGCCTCCTTTACGAAGCTGGGCGGCGAACTCGTTAAGTGATATGTAGCAATCTCCAAATGTTAACGAACCGCTCGACTGCATATGCTCCATAGCCATCTCCACGCCCTGCGCCCGTACTTCAGCCAGGAAAGCATCGGTGGCTGGCATATTTCCTGTTGCCTTCATGGCCTCCAAAATAACAAGAACGCCATCTCGCCCAACCACCTCAGCGATAACCTCGGTGTTGTCGCCAACAACATCGCAGAATGCCTGAACTGCCTTACGAGCCAGCTCATTCTCCGCCGCAAGCGCCGAAAACTTCTCGTGTGCCAACTTAACAGCCGAATCAGCCTGCTTAATTGACTCAATCGCTTTCTGTTGGTCTTCGGCCAGCGCATTAGCACGCACCAGTTGCACTTCCAGTTGCGTTGCCAAATCGCTGATCAGCTTTGCCACACTGCGCATATCAACGGCACCACATTCTGCTTTCAGTTCCGAAGCCATCTCATGCCCGGCGGCAACTAACCCTTTGATATTACTTTCCATCTTTACCCTCGCTTATCCACATAACTTATTGATTACACTGATAACTAAAAAGATCGTCGATTCAGAACTCTTCGATTTTCCAGCCACCACCTGCTTTCTTTGGCTTAACAGTTACCCCGATGATTCGGAACGGATATTGATCTGCGGCGACTTTGGTTTTCACCCTGGCGTCGTCGGTCCAGAAACCTTTCACTTCGTGCAGTTCCATCTCGCCGGTGGCGAGCATCACAGCGAAATCGGGCGTATAGAACGTGTTGTCAGCTAACCGCAGCTTGATACCCTCGAATCGATACCAGGCGATTTCCCCTGCACGTTTACGCAGCTCAAGGTGCTGGCAATACGCAGATTCTGTTTTGTTCATCTGGCCTGTTTTGAGTCGACCAAGAGCCTGTATCTGTTTTCTCATGATTTACCTCTGAGGTAATTAAAAACCACATAAGACACGAAATCAATAGATGTTAGAACATTTTATTACCTAACAGGTAATTATCGAGACATAAAAAAATGCGCTATCGCGCTGGTATTACTTGATAAATCCTGACGCCTTTCCCCGCCTGTATTCCTCCATCAGCCACTGCGCCGGTGTTATTCCCCCCAGGGTGGCGGCGTTAGGCATGCACCCGAAACTTCGCCCTGGTGGATGGTAAACGTCTCTCCCTGTGTCCGGAGGTGTACTCATGGGCTCTGGCTTTGCCTGTATGCTGATCACCGGATCGGGTATCTGCTGTCCGGAAGCCACCTTTTTCGCCCAATCATCGAGCAGCCTGCGCGCGTGTTTCTCAACCTCAATCTCGCTAAGCTGGCGCTGATACATTGCACGGCGTGTATCACATACGACCCAGTACATAACCGGATGCCGCCACGGGAATCTTTCGGGACCACCAGGATATAAACTTTTTTCCTTGCTGTACCGGTGAAACTCCGCCATCACATCGTCAATGGTGACGCCAAGAACCATCTTGCTGTCTTTACACCACTTGATGAATTGCCCTGGCGACGGCCAGAACGGAGATTCACTGGCGCGGGCGTGGCGCATACCAGCAGAAACCTGTTCACGGGTACGTATTCCCCCTTCGGCAAACGCAGCAATCCACTGCTGTTTTGCAGCAACTTCCTGCTCTGGCGTCTTCAGGTTGGTTACCACTGCCGCCGGAAACAGTTGTTTCAGCTGTTTGAAAAGGGCATCAACAAGCCTCTCTGCTGACATGTTCACCACATTGTCATTGTTGACGTACTGATGCTCATAACCTGACATGCGAGAAAGGGCTTCTCCGTCACGGTTTTGTATCGCGGTAAAAACGTTGTTCACAAGAAATCCTCCCACGCTTCAGGGCTGTTCCAGTGCGGAACGTTGTTATCAGGTAATGTTGATTGCTTCTGTCTGCTAATCTGCAGCCGCCTTGCCAGCTTCTGCTCCCACTGTGCCTGATGGTATGCCTTACCCTCAGCCATCCAGTAAATTCTGAACTCTGCAAGTTCCTGTGCCGTTGGCAGACTGTCCAGGTAGATCCCCTGCAAGGAGCTTTTCCGAAGAAAGTCATCTGATGGCTGCCATTGTTCATGCATGACAAATTTGCCTAATTGCCCTGGCCCACCAGGAGGAACAAAGTTATTCATCACGGCGTTGTTTGCGCCGGGGTCATGAGGCACAGAATCCCCGCTTTTTGTCCTGCTCTCCCTCTCTTGGTTAAATGACTGGTTATATGACTGGTTCTGGATCCCGTTTTTGGGATCATTCAACATCCCGTTTTTGGGTATATTCCCGTTTTCGGTAACATTACCGTTTTCGGGTTCATTGCCCCCTTCCCGGTTGCCTTTAATGTTCCCGTTTTTGGTTATATTAAGAGAGAAAACCCGCACTCTTTTCGTCGCTCCCTTTCTCTCTCCGGTATCTGAAATAAGCCCCATTTTCATGAGAGATATAAGCCCGGCCTGTACGGTTTTTTTATTCAGGCAGGTGTCTTTAACGAGGCGTTCTATGCTGGGGTAGCAGAGGTTATATTCATCGGCTCTGTCAGCCATCGAGAGCAGTATGAGCTTTAATGACGAGCTACCTGGATCTGTCTCCCAGGCCCAATCTGTTGCATGTCTGCTCATGATTAATCTCCGCTATCAGCTTGAATGTTGTGGGGAGGAATTAATCATGATCTGCTTAATCTCTGCCCTGATGCGACGGTTTGATTCCATGGTGCACTCAACACAGTGTCCGTTGTAAACCCAGCGTTCACTGTCATGTCCGTGCTTACATGGTTTTCCGGTGTAGTAGCGTTTAAGTCCGCGCTTTGCGGCATCAATACGTGTAATGATTTCCATGGTAAGCCCTGTTATTAGTATTGGGATTACGGTTATTTTGTGCTGACACAAAAAAAAGATCAACCAGATTTGGTTTTTTATTACCTTTGAGGTGCGAATAGATATGAAAAGACCGCCGGATGGCGGTCTACAGAGGGTTGTGGCTGGATATCATGAGTAGAAGAAGTATGCCAGTTCTGCTTTTGAGCGCAACCATTGTCTTGATTTACAGGCTTTAAAAAGCCCATTCATCAATACTTTACCTGGCATTTTGCGCTTACCTGTTAAGTGAGTCTGGATATAGTGACTCGTCGTTCCGGCTTCCTGTGCGAAGGCTTCACGCTCATCCGGAGTAAGTGCAAGCCAGTGCTTTTTGAAATCGAAATGTCCGTTATCGCTCATAGCTATTGCCTGATATTTATTTCAGATAATAAATATTCACCCATAAGGTAACAAAAATCAAGGATAGTTACCTATGGGGTGCATTTACCTGTTGGGTAATATTGCTTTAAATTGAATCATCTACTGATTCATATATGAGGCGATTTTCCAGAAAATGAAAAGTATCCAGGACGTCCGCAGGCAAAATCTCAACGACTTGATCGACCGTGAATTCAATGGTGTTCAGACGCGGATGGCAGAAAAACTTGGAACTCAGGCAAATCTGGTAAACCGCTGGGCTCTTGGCAAGAAGGTTATCGGCGACCAGGTTGCGCGAAAAATTGAAGCTGCCGCCAATAAACCACGTAACTGGCTTGATATCGATCGCTCGCTTTCTCAGGAAGGTTTTCAGCCTGTCGGCCCAAGCGACATTGGTCAGCTGGCGGCTCACAACCTGGAACGCTGGATGAGCGAAAGCCGCGACCTTTCAACGCAGGGAAAACTACACCGCGCATCCGGCGTCGCCCAGGTGACAATCAGCCGCCTGTTAAACAATGAGGTCAGCGTTTCCATTTCCACCCTGGAGAATGTTGCATCCGCATTCGGGCGTCACGGCTATGAATTACTGATTCACCCGCACGACCCTGCGACCATCAACTATGATCGCTCGCGCTACGCATTGTTACCCGAAACCGAGAAAGCAAAGATCGAAAGTTACATTGAATTTGTCATCAACCAGAACGAAAAAAACAAACAATAAAACCATATTTTCAGTAAGTAAGCCGCCTTATGGCGGCTTTTTTATTGCCTATTCGATTACCTAACGGGTAATTTTTTTAACTCATACCTATTGACATCAAACCATATACGCATAATTATTACCTCAACGGTAACAGACCGAGGTAACAAGTTATGCAGTGGAAAATCATCAACGGTTGGTACTGCGTTACTGCATGCGGATTCATGAGCTGGAAGTTCCGCACCTTACAGGAAGGCATTAAGTGGGCTTTCGTCAGCAAAGAAGCTCGCGATGTGGCCAACGATAACGAGATATGGGAGTAGGTTAGCAAATGAGTGAATTGTCAATCATCGAAATCACACCAGACATGGCACCAAGAATTTACGTTGAAAAAGGGCTGGAAAAGTTTCTCGAGCAGATCCGTGAAGGTGTTAATGAAGTGCCTGACATTAGCACAGACAAAGGCAGAAAGCGCATTGCATCTCTGGCTGCGAAGGTTTCAAGAAGTAAAACAGCGGTAGAAAAACCAGGACGTGATTATCTGAAACGCCTGAAAGAACAGCCGAAAGTAGTTGAAGCAGAGTTACGACGCTTCGTAACCGAATGCGATCGTCTTCGTGATGAAGTACGCCGCCCACTCACCGAGTGGGAAAATGCTGAGAAATTACGCACTGAAGCACTGCAACAACGCCTGACAAATTTGCGAGCACTAGCTGACGTGATCGATCTCTCCGGAAACTACTTGCCATCATCTGATATTCAGGAACGAATTCAAGAGGCTAAATCAGTAGCACTTGATGAAAGTTGGCAGGAGTACGCAGCAGAAGCTGGAGTAGCCAAGGATTCAACCATCCAGAAACTGGAAGAATCACTCGCAGTAGCTCAAAAACGCGAGCATGAAGCCGCTGAGCTGGAGCGACTTCGCAAAGAAGCGGAGGAAAAAGCGCGCATTGAGCGAGAAGAGAATATCCGCCGGGAAGCTGCTGAACAGGCCAGGCTCGAAGCTGAACAAAAAGCGAAAGCTGAAATTGAGGCTGCGGCACGCCTGGCGGCGGAAGAAAAAGCACGTGCTGAAGTAGCAGAACGTCAGCGAATTGAAGCAGAGCAGCGTGCACGACGCGAAAAAGAAGAAGCAGTTGCCGAGGAACGCCGACGCCAAGAGGCGGCAGAAAAAGCCCGCCTTGACGAACAGAAGCGTATCGCCGACGAAGAAGCGCGCCGAGCTGCAGATAAAGAGCATCGCCGTACCGTTAACCGCAGAGTAATCGCAGATCTGATAGCCCAAGGCATTCCCGAAGAATTCGCGCAGAAAGCAATGTTGGCTATCGCTGGCGGCAAAGTGCAGGACGCGTATATCAAATATTGAGGTGGGTATGAACGTTAATCAGCAGAAAAATCTTCAAAAAATCATGCTGGCATTCGACAAGGACTACCGCCTGTCAGAACAGCTATATGACCGACAAGTTGAACTGATTGAGGGCATCCGACTTCATCAACTGTCCTCAACTTTCGACGTTGTAACAGGCAAAGGCGTTCGTCAGGAAGTGCTGGAGGCTGCTAAAGACAGCCCTGAGTTCGAAGAACTGATGGATTCCTACCGGCGCGAGGCAATGGCAATTATAGCGCGCTGGGATCTGGCGGATCAGCTTGATGGGCAGAGGGAAGCGGCATGAAACCGGGAATTTATTTCGACATCAGCAACGAAGACTACCACGCCGGTGACGGCGTGAGTAAGTCGCAACTGGACATGGTTGCCAAGAATCCGGCGCTTCTTAAATGGGTTCAGGCAGCACCAGAAGACGAAGAGAAAAAGTCTGCACTGGATATGGGAACCGCATTGCACTGTCTGCTTCTGGAGCCTGGAGAATTCGACAAACGCTTCATTGTTTCACCGAAGTTCGATCGTCGGACGAAACAAGGTAAAGCTGACGAAGAAGCATTTCTTCGTGATGTAGCGGATATGGGGATTACGGTACTTGATGCCGAGCAGTGGCGGAAACTGGAGCTGATGCGTGATAGCGCAATGGCTCACCCGGCGGCACGCTGGATGCTGGAAGCACCTGGTTACTGCGAAGCATCAATGTACTGGAACGATGAAGAGACGGGTGAGTTGTGCCGAATTCGTCCAGACAAATGGCTGAACGAGCACAACGTGATCGTCGACGTGAAAAAGGTTGCAGATATGGACCGTTTTGCACGTCACATCGAGGAATTCCGCTACCACGTGCAGGACGCAATGTACCGCGAAGGCGCAATGAGGATTACTGGTCAGCCGCATGGTTTTTTCTTTCTTGCCGTGAGCGAAAGCATTGATTGTGGTCGGTATCCGGTACGCGTGTTCGGGCTGGATGCGCCGGATGTCGATGCCGGGCACGCTCTGTTCCGCCGGGATCTGAATACCTATCACGAATGCCGCATCAGCGATGAATGGGGCGGCGTGGAAATTATTAAACGCCCTGAGTGGGCACGCAAACAGGATATGTACGTATGAGCAACGAAATTGCAATCACCAATGATGTGTTGGCTATTCGGGGAATCGATGAAGTTACATGGAGCGCTCTGAAAAACAGTATTTACCCTGGGGCAAAAGATGAATCGGTAATGATGGCAGTCGATTACTGCCGGGCGCGTCAACTCGATCCTCTTCTTAAGCCGGTACACCTGGTACCAATGAGTGTTAAAGACTCGAAGAGTGGAAAGAATGAATGGCGCGACGTGGTCATGCCTGGCATTGGACTTTATCGCATTCAGGCCTACCGTTCCGGCGATTACGCAGGCGCTAATGAACCTGAGTTCGGTCCAGATGTAACACAAACGCTTTCAGGCGTGGAGGTTACCTTCCCTCAGTGGTGTAAGTACACCGTCAGCAAGCGAATGGCAAGCGGGGAAATCGTAGAGTTTAGCGCCAAAGAATACTGGATTGAGAACTATGCAACTGGGGGGCGTGACACATCGGCACCAAATGCCATGTGGAAAAAGCGCCCTTATGCGCAGTTGGCAAAATGCGCAGAGGCACAGGCATTACGTAAAGCATGGCCGGAGATTGGTCAACAAGCCACAGCTGAGGAAATGGAAGGTAAATATATCGACTCACCTGACATTATTGAACGTGACGTAACTCCAAGAAGTCAGGCAAAGCACGGCACAGCATCCAGCATGAACAGTCTGATCAACGCTAAAACAGTGAAAAAGCCTGATGAGCAAACGCGTAAAGCGGATAGCCGTGATCCAGAAGAAATGCTGATGGCCTTTACCAGCGCAGCGATGAATTACAGCACTGTCTCCGAACTGGATAAGGCTTACAAATACATTGCACAAAAACTTTCAGATGATGACGAACTGCTGGCAAAAGCCACCGACGTTTACAGCGTTCGTCGGGAAGAATTAAACGAAACATCTATGTAACCACCACCGCGGCGCCACGCGCGCCGCACTGCAACCAAGAGAGGTATTTATGAAAGGTGCATTAGGTAAGAAGGAACTCCTGGCGGTGGTGCCACTGTCATGGAGCACTATCGACCGTATGGAGCGCGCAGGGGAATTTCCTAAACGCTGGTATATCACCGATAAACGCTGCGCATGGAACCGTGATGAAGTTGAGCGTTGGCTTGATGAACGTCAGGCAGCAAGCCCGGCAGAGTTCCAGGGTAAAAAACCTCCTGTTCAGCAACGTGTATATCGTCCCGTGAGCAACGCTGCATGAGTGCGCTGCTAAGGCACTGGAGCAAATGGTCAGGATGGTACTTATTCCTGGCCTCTGTTTCAGCATGGCTTTATCTGCTGGCATTAATTTTCAGAGAGGGTTGGATTAATTGAGAAAGTTAAGCAGACTTGAAAAATATCACATGAACAAGGTTTCAATGCGCAGCCCTTCAAAGGTTGTTGCCGTTACTCCTGCGGCGATAGAGATCGAAAAACGCGCGATTGAAAGAGAGAAAAAAGGGCAGTTCCGCATTGCCGCCCACCTTTGGCTTCAGTGTATGGATGTTGCTTCTGGTGATGTTGAGCGTGCAAGGATCGCGGTTCGCAGGGACCAATGTATCACAAAAGGTAACGGCCTTCGCCGTGGCGACTATAGCGGCATAGGATGTTGTGGGGTGGTTTATGACTAAGAAATACACACTAATCTATGCAGATCCACCCTGGGTATACCGGGACAAAGCCGCAGATGGTAATCGCGGTGCCGGTTTTAAATATCCGGTTATGAGTGTGCTGGATATCTGCCGCCTTCCTGTGTGGGATTTGGCCGATGAAAACTGTCTGTTGGCCATGTGGTGGGTGCCAACACAACCACTCGAAGCGCTAAAAGTTGTTGAAGCCTGGGGATTTCGTCTTATGACCATGAAGGGCTTCACGTGGATAAAATGTGGTAGTCGACAACCAGATAAACTGGTTATGGGTATGGGTCACATGACTCGCGCCAATAGTGAAGATTGCCTGTTTGCGGTAAAGGGAAAACTACCTCCGCGCATTAATGCAGGGATCGTTCAGTCATTTACCGCACCGCGACTTGAGCATTCAAGAAAACCAGATGTCGTTCGTGAAAAACTTGTGCAATTGTTAGGCGATGTTTCTCGCATTGAACTGTTCGCCCGCCAGACGTCTCATGGCTTCGATGTTTGGGGTAATCAGTGCGAAGACCCGGCAGTGCAACTACACCCTGGATACGCGTTGGATATTGGCAGATTAACAAATGCATTCGGCAATGCTCCGCTGTCACCAACAGACAACCAGGGGCGGGAGCGTGCAGCATGAACAGGGCATCACCAGCAGATTTAAGGAAATGCCTTGAAACTGCAAACATGCTTGCACACAGCGGGATCAGGTTTGTTCCAATTCCCGCTGTCACTGATGCTGAATTTGCAACACTGTCAGCAATATTCGCAGATAAAATTGAATCACTGGCAGCAGAAGCCGAGATGGAAGAAAATCAGCAGAATAATTAAACGTTATTCCCCCGCCATCCACTTCTCAAACTTCGACGGGGAGAACGGAATCAGATCCGTATGCTCCCCATTAATCCAGGAATCAATCATATCGGCCCACTGCTGCAACATGTAGGCGCGCTGTCTGGCGTATTCCGCTTTGTTATATACGGCGCGCACACCTTTCTGCTCATGTGCCAGAGCCTTTTCAATCCAGTCTGAAGGATAACCAGCCTCATGCAACAACGTACTGGCTGTACGGCGCATATCATGTACGGTGAAGTCCTGAATATGCTCACCATCTTCATTTATTATTTTCACCGTTCTGTCGATCAGAGAGTTCAGAGCGGCATTAGATAATGGCTTCCGGAAGTTGTAACGACCAGGAACCAGATATTCACTTCCACCAGCGCACATCTGCAACCCGACCAATATATCCTGTGCCTGTTTAGGCAGGTAAATAACGTGCGCCCGGCTTCCCTTCATGCGGTCTGAAGGAATTGTCCATGTCCATTTTTTAAAATCTATTTCGTCCCACGTTGCATTGGTGAATTCGCCTTTACGAACCATAGTGATAAGCACCAGCTTTAAAGCCATTTTCATAGTGCCCATAGCACCAATGGCATCCAGCGTACGGAAGAACAGGCCAATTTCTTCTGGTGTCAGTGTTCGCTCTCGTGGTTTAAATATGGCGATAGACGAAGGTTTAATGTCAGCCGCAGGATTAAACAAACCATGACCACGGTCATTGGCGTGACGGTATACGCTGCTGATGATCTCCCTGGCCTGCACTGCTGTTGCCCGACCACCGCGTTCGACAATCCGGTCACACAAATCACGAACCATCGATGTGGTAATTTCAGCCATCATTTTGTTGCCAAGAACAGGAAGTATGTCACGGTCGATCACTGCCTGCTTCATTGCGCGGGTACTGTCAGCCAGGATGACGTGTTTCATATAACTGTCGGTATGTACCGCAAACGTCTCGGCACCACGAATCTTTTTGATACCGTCACGTTTAGCCGCAGCCGGCGACTGGCCTGCTTTAAGCAGCTTCTTTGCAGCAATCAGTTCTTCTCGCGCTTCTGCCAGGCTGATACCGTCACGCCCATACTGCCCGATTACCAGTGTTTCGCGGCGACCGTTGATACGGTAGTCATAGCGAAACGAGACCGTGCCTGACGTAAGCACAGCTACATACAGCCCGTCACGATCGGAGACCTTGTACAGTTTGTCCTGCGGCTTGAGGTTTTTTAATTTTGTATCGGTAAGCAC